TCATGAAACCTGGATAAAATGCCGTCAAGATTATTTTGAAGAATCCCTTCATGGCCGGTCCTGTGTGGCCGCTTTTGACTTTTCAACGACTATCGATTTAGCAGGTTATTGCTTTGTCTTTGATCCGGTTGAAGAAGGGGAACCCCAGAAAACAATCTTCCGTTTCTTCCTGCCGGAAGACTCCCTTGATTCAAGACCAGAAGACGTTCCTTACAGAGCCTGGGCAAACTCAGGTTTGATCATTTTGACCTCTGGAAATGTCATCGATTATGACGAAATAGAGGACAGTTTTAAAAAAGATGCTGAGAATTATGTTGTTGAAGAAGTTGCTCATGACCCATGGAACGCCACACAGGTCATCAATCACCTTAATGATTCAGGATTCAATTGTGTTCAGTTTGCTCAAAACATTGGCTCAATGAGTCCGGCAATTAAACATACCGAGACTCTAATTTACAAACAAGATCTTGCATACAACGGAAATCCTATTATGGATTTCATGGTCTCTTGTGTTGAAACCAAACAGGATGTCAATGAAAACCGTCAGTTTGTTAAACCGACTAGAAACACCAGCTCTAAGCGTATTGATGGTGTTGTCATGATGACTATGGCAGCCTGGCGACTCTTTGTTTCCAAGGGAGAAAAGAAAGGATCAGTCTATGAAAAGCGAGGGATCAGATGGGTATAAGAACCTTCGCAAGAAATGTTAAAGATCTTTTTACAACAAGATCTATTACAGAAGCAAAATATCCATTCATCAATCTTGTTTCAGATGATGGACGTCCCTTCATGAATGCTACTGCAAGCCTAAACCTGGCCTCTGTGTGGAATGCCTGTGATCTTCTTTCTGGACATATTGCAACACTTCCTTTGATTCTTTACAGGCGAACTTCAAATAGTGGAAAAGAAAGAGCAACTGATCATCCATTATTCAGAGTACTTTCAATAAAACCCAATAGTCTGATGACCAGTTTTCAAATGAGACAATCGCTTGTTTTACAACAGGAACTTTATGGAGATTCTTATACTTGGGTATTCCGCCCTGGCAATGGTCTAATTGAATTATGGCCTCTTACCTCGCGGCTTACTTTTAGAGATAAAGATTCAACAGGAAAAGTCATTTATAGAACTCAAATCAATGGAGTTCCTTATACGATTCCTGGGGATCAGATTATTCATATTCCAATTCTAACATTGAATGGAATTGATGGAATCAATCCAATAATCAAACGCCGCCGGTCTTTAACCATAATGCAGTCAGCAGAAGACCAAGTTTCTTCTTATTACAAGAACAGTTCAAAGCCTCATGGCGCATTAAAAATTAAAGAGGAACTGTCTCCTGAAGCTTTTGACCGGCTCAAAGTGTCCTGGGAAGAAACCCATAATGGTACAGGTAATCATCATAAAACTGCGATTCTTGAAGGTGGAACAGAATGGCAGCAGATCCAATTCAATGCAGAAGAAATACAAATGCTCGGCAGCCGTCATTTCTCTGTTACAGAAGTTGCCAGATGGTTCAATATACCTCCTCATAAACTCAAAGATTTAGAAAGATCAACATTCAGTAATATTGAACATCAGAATATTGATTATGTAACAGATTCACTTCTTCCCAGGCTTACTCGGATTGAACAAGCAATGACCAATACACTCCTTACTCCAAAGGAGCAGGAAACCTATTTTATAGAGTTCTTGGTGGAAGGCTTACTCCGGGGAGACATCAAAACTCGCTATGAAGCTTATCAGATTGCAAGGCAGAACGGGGCTCTCAATGCGGATGAATGGAGAGCTAAAGAAAATATGAATCCCATTGGAGATGAGTCCGGTAAGGTGTTCATGGTTCCAATGAATATGATGAGTATGGATCAGCTCGTTAAGGAATCAAAGGGATCTGCTTCAGATAAAACAAGAACATCTCAGGTGAGATCAAACCGGTCAACAGGTTCACGCAGAACCCTCACAAACCGTTTTAAGTCCAGGTACAGGAACCTTGCTACGACTATCCTTCGGGAAGAAATCCCAAAAGTTAAAGCAATCATCTCTTCCAGTGGTGATGATCGTACAGCTCTTAATGAAGCCCTTGATTCTTTCTATGAAACTTTTGCTGAAGAAGTCTCAAAACTCGCATCTGGGCTTATTCAAGTGAACGCTGATGAAATCCGGTTATTAGCTGAAAGCGAAATCGGATCTCAAATTGATGCATCTCAGCTTGAGACATTTATTACCCGCTACATCGAAACCTTTGGGAAAAGGTATGCCATCAAGCACAAAGAAGAACTTAAAAAGCGAGAAACAAAAGAACAGATGGAAGAACAGGCTGATCACTGGAATGATGTACGCCCTGATGAAATCTCTGCAGAACCTATTCGAGTTGAGAATGCAGTTTCCCGGACTGTCTGGATGATGATCGGAATCGTCAAGATACGCTCAGTTGCGCATGGAAAGAATTGTCCTTATTGCAACGAACTTAATGGCCGGATCATTGGGATTGATGAAGCCTTTTTAACTCCTGGAGAGTTTAAACCCGAAGGAGCTGAGTCCTCTCTCCGGGTAACACATAGGATGACTCATCCACCTTATCACGGAGGATGTGATTGCAGTATTGAACCTGTATTGGAGTAAGTATGGAAAAAAGAACAAAGGTCTGTGAGTTTCGATCTGAAGTAAAAGATGATGGGAAACTCAGGGCAAGTGGTGTGGCCATTTTATACGGTGAGTCAACTGTTCTCTATGAGAATTCAGAAGTGAGGTATGAGGAAGTCATTGTTCCAGGGGCCGCAACACAAAGCCTTGCTGAGGATGATATCCGGGCACTCTGGAATCATAACAGAGACATTGTTCTTGGAAGAAACAAAAGGGGAACCTTGGGGCTTTCTGAAGAAGAAGACGGTGTTCATGTCGATATTGATTTCCCGGATTCTCAGGAAGGAAAAGACAAATATATCTCTGTTGATCGGGGAGATGTAAGTCAAATGTCTTTTGGATTTGACATCCTGAAAGAGACAGTTACTGAAGACCGCACTGGTGATAAAAGAGTTATCCGAAGCTCAGTTGAGCTTATCAAATTATGGGAAGTGTCTCCTGTGACATTCCCGGCTTATGAAAATACAAGCATTGGAACCAGGGACCGACTATCGGCTCTCAAGGAAAGAGCAGCGGCTCTCTCCCCAGCGGGGGACTTTGAAAGTGAGCATCGGGCCAACGAAATAGAAATTCTCAAATTAAGAGGTGATTCATGGAAGAACTGATTCGGGAAATGGAAGAATGCCTGGCCACTATGGAAAGAGTGAATAGTCAGGTTCAGAAAGAAAAAAGAGGGTACAAGGAGGAAGAAAAATCCGAGTATGAGAGATGCAAAAAACGATATGGAGAAATCCAGGAGATCCTTCGGGAAAACAAGTATCTTGAAGATCAAAAGAGTCTACGAGATGCCTTTGGTTCCCAGGGAAATGATGGCTCTGACGGTGGCGGAGAAGAGGAGAGGTCTTTTTCTTCTCTGGGTGAAGTTGCCTCAGCTGCTTATTCCCTAGTTTCCCAAAGAGGATTCAGGCATGAAAAACGTGACCTCCTTGTTTCAACAGGTCCTAAAGGTGGTTATCTAGTTCCTGATAAGCAGCTTGAAGGAATTCTGAATGTAACTCCCGAGAGCTCTATTATCAGACCGATAGCAATGGTTATCTCTGGTGATCCCAGTTCCCCGGATCAGAAGATCCTTATTCCGGCGTTGAAAACTGGAGCAAAGGGTGAGTTCGGAGGTTTTACCTTTGAAGGACTCAATGATGGTGTCGCTCCTACAAATGATAATGATCTGGATTTCGAACAGGTTGAATTGAAGCCCGAAGAACAGGTCGGAACAATTAAAGTTTCAGAAGCTCTTATGAGAAATGCCAAAGGCCTTGATATGTTTCTGAGAAAGACAATCGGTAATGCTAAATCTGCTGTTGAAGATTTCATGTTCATTAACGGCAATGGAGCAGGTCAGCCCACAGGGATTCTCAATTCTGCAGCGTTGTTGACTCTTTCAAGAGGAACTACAGACCTTATCAGTTATTCCGACATTCTCTCATTGATATCCAGACAGCTTGATCTCTCAGGTTGTATCTTTTCGCTGGCCAGATCTGCCATGCCTACAATCATGAGGTTGGCAGATGATAACAAGAACAACATTTTTATTGGTGGTGACGCAACCAAAGGGATACCCGATAGACTTCTAGGTTACCCCATCAAATGGACAACCCACTCTCCAGCTATGGGAGTAAAGGGAGATATCATCTTCGGAAACTTTAAATACTACCTCATTGGTGATGGAACCAGTTTCCGAATAGACGTTGGTTATTCTGGAGATGACTTTACAAAGAGAATGGTAACTCTCCGTGCTCTATGGGATGTGGATGGTGATTCCTGGGTTAAAGAGCCTGTGAAGCTTATGGATGGTAAAACCTATTCTCCCTTTGTCACCCTGGATGCAGGAGTCTGATCATAATGAAAATTAAAATCAAATCAAAGTTGCTCCGGTATCTTGGCTCTGAAGTTGAGGAGGGAGATGTTATTGAAGTTGATGATCAGACTGCAAAGGTCTGGATTCAGAATGGTCGAGCAGAACTTGATAAAACAAAATCAACGACATCTAGTAATCAAAATTCCAAAGAAAAAGAGAACATCCAGAAAGAAGAGCCCGTAAAAGAGCCGTTAAAAAACGGTAAAGAACCCCAGGTAAAAGCTGACAAGAAAACTAGTCAGGAAAGGTAATAATCAGCAGTGACGGATTTAATCAGTTGGGAAAAAGTTAGAGACTATCTCAGTATTAGAGAAGATCATGAAGAAGTAACCACCATGATAATCGGTGCCGTATCTACTCAGGCACGGAAAATAATGGGCCGGGTTATTACTCAAACAAGTTTGAGTGAGATCCGAAAAGGAAACGGTTCAAGAATCATTCTCCTGAAAGAGTTCCCTGTATTATCCGTCACTGCTTTATTTATAGATTTAAAACGAGCGTTTTTGGAGAACACAAAGATTCCTGAAAGTGCGTTCTTTCTTGATAAAGCTGTTGGGAAAATAGAACTGTATAATTCATTCTTTCCTTCACATTCAAATGGTTACTCCATAAAGATTGATTATGAAGCAGGATTCACAGACCCCCCGGAAGATATCCAACTTGCAGTCCTTGAAACAATCCGCTGGAACTATAACCGAATCACTTTAAATGGTGTGGGAGTTCGTAGAGAAGAAGCGGAAGGGATCACCCAAAGCTTCGAGATCACAGTTCCAACCAATGCCAAGAATATTTTTAACTCATACCGGAGGGTCAATGTATGATGATTTTCCGTCACCGAATTACTGTTCACCGGGATGGGACTGATCCTTTCGATGTTGATGCATCAGTTCAGTATTTTAACCAGGAAGATAACAGGGAAGTCTCAGAGGTAAAGATTCTGAGTTCAGTCCCTTTAAATGATACTAGCGAACAGGACCTACCTGATGTCATTTCATGGGCAGGGAAATCCTTTGAAATAACCTCTTCCAGAATCGCTGGGTTTGGAATGAGGCAGGAGCATTGCCGTTCTACTGCTGTAGAAGTAAAACGTTGTGAATGCAAAGTTTATAAAAGAAATAAACCTTCAGGAGATTGGGGAGACTCTGGCGATATCGAGCTTCTAGGGGTTTTCCAGGGAAGACTCAGAGCCTTATCTGGAGGAAAGGAGTTTGATAAAGGTAAAGAAATATCTGTATCAACCCATAAGCTGACGATTCCCATTATGGATGCACCATTAAATGGATTTGTCTTCATTGACAGCATCAATTATGAAATCAATTTTACTCACAAAGTCGGCAATCATCTTGATATGGATTTGGAGTGTCGTTTATGAGCGTATTTGAGGATGGAATGGATAGCATCATGAAAGGAATTGAAGGGAACCTTTCTCAGGCTCTTGATTCAAGTACTGTGATTCTGAAGAACAGCATACGAAATGAAGCCCCTGAGCTTTCTGGTTTATTAAAATCAGACATCCAGCACAAAGTTAACATATTGAAAAAGCAGGGAGAGGTCTTTGATGAATCGGAGTACTCAAAACGTATTCAGTATGGAATGAAGAAAACAGATTCTCTTGGTCGTCATTATCATATGGCTCCGAATCAGTTTTATCACCGGGGAGCGGATAAAGCAGAACCTCAGATAACACAAACTATTCAGTCGGCTTTAAGAAACCCGGTTCGCGTTGATTACAAGAAGGTAAAAGTTTGATCCCTGAAAAAGAGTTCTATGCATTCCTGAGAGAAAACCAACATCTCAAATCACTCATTGGTGGTCAAGTCTATTTTGGTGAGGCTCCATCAGGAATCAAGGAACCTTATGTGATTCTTTATGGTATTTCACCAGGGAAAGTTCAAAACATTGCCGGGTTTCCCTTCCTGCAACTGAACTGTTTTCAAGTGGATCAGTTTAAAGTCATTGAATTGGCTGAAGCTGTAGTAACAGAACTTGATGGTTATGTTGGGCCTTTCGGGGGGATATATACAGACAAGTGCAAAGCGCAGAGGCTCCGGCCATTGCGAAATGAGGACGGGACATGGATGTGCCCCGTTGAAATAAAGTTCTCATATCTGGAGGTATAAGAATGGGATTTAAGGGTATTCATATTCCGTCTGGTTGTACGGTATTGGTCGGGGATTCAGTAAGTTCTCTTGTTGATGTTGGAGTTCTTCCAGAAGGAAGCGCAACTGAATTGGGGATCAGTTATGATGCGGTCCAGGTCAAGGGGTCAAAGAATGAAGATGTAATGAGATACTTCAAGAATCTCAAGGCTGAAGCCAAATTTGCAATCTATGAGATTATCCTGGACAACATTGCAAGGTTTGCCAAAGGGTTGATGAACGTTACTTCGGTTGCTGGTGCTCCTGTCTCTGGAAAAGAGCAGAGGATTCCTTCTTCATGGGAATCAATGAGAGTCTATTCCTTATCCGGACAGAATGCTAATGGATCGGCTCCCGTTGTAACAGGGACAGCAGATCCGAATAAAGTCCTTGTTGAAGGAGATGATTTCCATCTTATTAAAATGTCCACCGGAGAGTATGGCATTGCCCTGGTATCCGGTGGTCCCGCTGGACTTGTTGAAAGTGATGAAGTCGTTCTTTCCCTGGACTATACAC